CAAAATAACTTACTTGATAAGAAGTAACATCATGACCCAAGAAAAAATTGATTCTTTACGTACAGCTGTAATTGTATCTGATACTAATACGCCAATTTTAGAAGCTTTAATCACTGTATTGCCTGAGGGATATTCTTTAGAAAAATTGCCAGAAAATGCACGTTCAAAGATCGCACCCGATCGCACACATGTGATCAAGACTCCTTCTCAAGATGAGATACATTTAAGAAACTCTGAGGGTGGGCAGAAAGTAACCACTTCAAATGTTATTAATCAGGACACACTTGAAGTTCAACCTATTTTAGCTGATGACGAATTATCAAAATTAGCAGTGTTACTTAACAAAACAGGTGTAGTTAGTATGCAGGTAATGGCTTCAAATAATGAACTAAAAGGGTAATAGTTTATGCGTAAATTAAATTTTACTGATATATATGGTACTGTTCATAGTATTACCGTGAAATATAAGCCTGTTTCTGATGTTCTAATTCCAGATGGCTTCATTCATTACGTCACTATGGATGGACCTTTTAATGTCAGTGGCCAGAAAAATATAGCCAATATAGGTGATGTTCTTCTCAATGAAGACACTGGGGAACTAAGAACTATACTTGAACTTGGACTTGAGAAATTTCCAGTTATTGGAAAATTGGATTCTTAATAATTTAAAGTCAAAAAGCCCACCAAACGGTGGGTTTTTTATTGGGCGCAATTTATGAAAATAATTTATCAACTCAAGGTTGGTGACTTTGCGCCAAGCGAATCCTCACGTTCATTTACCAAAGAAGGGTACTTGAAATGCGTCAACGTTCGCTTGGCCAAAGCACCTCAGGTACGTCAGTACCAGGCATATGAGTTTTCTAATCTGGAAGGTTTTACACCTGATCAGACAATAAATGTCTACACACCTGCTGATGAGCTATTTAAGCCTGAGTCTGTAAGTAGCTTTAGTGGTGTTGATGCTACTGACTACCACCCAACCAATCAATTATGTTATGCGTACGCCTGGGCACTACATGTATGAGGGTGTCTACCTCAAACGTGTCGATTCTCTCCGTTACTATGATGTTGAATAAGGAAAATTAGCATGCCAAATATTACCTATAGCGGCCCTCAGGCCGCTTTTTCTTTTGATGGATTACAGATTGGTAAGGGACAAGCAATTCCAGTCACTGCCAATGAGCTTAGCCATCTCCAAAAAGGCAAAGCGTTTAAGTCATTGGTCGATAAAGGTGAGATTGAAATTTCAAATGACGGCAAACGACAAGGTGCAGGACGTGGTTCTACTGAAAAGCAGAATGATGCAGGCAAAGACTCATCAACCTTAGATGCTGTCAAAGCTGAATTAAAAGAGCTTGGTGTGACGTTTAGTGATGATGAAACACTAGAACAACTGCAAGCTAAATTGGCTCAAGCCAAGGAGTAAGGTGTGTTATGGACGTACAAACGTTTCGCCAAAAGTTTGCCCATGATACGGCTTTAGCCAATCTATCAGATCCTGTCATTCAGGATGCTTTGGAAGAGGCTGAGCTGGTTGTGTCACAGCTTGAATTTGGTGCACTTAAAGAACGTGCTGTAGGTCTGTATACAGCTCATATTCTTAAAGTTGAAACCAACAGTAAAGGCGGTAGTGCGTTTTCAAACGCATCAAGCATGACCATTGCTGGCCAGAGTGTGAGTTATTCTCGATCGCAAAAAGAAACATTCTTTGATCAGAGCATTTATGGCCAGCGTTACCTTGCCTTAAAAAATTCCATTCCAATTGATGATAAAGGCACAAACCCTAATCGTTTGGGTGTTGGTGCTTTTGTTGTGTAGGAGAAAATACATGCGTTTTAAATATCAAGCACCGCCAGGATATAAAGCAACTACCTTAGCAATTGCTGGCCAAGATCTGGAAGTTAATAACGGCGTTGTTGAATCACAGGATGACATTATCCAGTTTCTTAAGCCTTTAGGTTTTGAGCGTTATGTTGAAGTAGTAGAAACCAAAAAAACTACTGCTGCAGCTAAAGAGTAGAAGCTATGAGCGATACTCGTGTTGATGTCCATGTCAATTTTGACAATATGAATGATCGCATTAGATTTGAAATAAGACGCACGATTAACGCTCTTACTTTAAGACTGCAGCGAACCATTCAGGAAGATATGTTGAGTGGCCAAAGGCTAAAGGTTCAATCTGGTCGCTTGCGTGGATCTGTTTCATCCAAGGTGGACGAAGATAAAGACTGGATCGAGGGTACAGTTGGTGCAGGCGGTGCATTGGTTCCCTATGCATTTGTGCATGAGTTTGGTTTAAATGGTTCCGTAGGCGTTAAAGCACACTTGAGATTGATTAAACAAGCTTTTGGTCAACCGATATCACCAACGCAGATCAGCGTCCGAGCGCATTCTAGGAATGTCAGATTTAGGGAGTTGCGTTTTATGCGTGATTCACTGGACATGATTGGTCGGATTGCGCCACGTAATATTGATGCCGCAATTCAAAGGGGTCTAGCAGGTGGATAGTGAAGCAATATATCAAGCGTTGTTTGATCGACTGAGCACCCATGTTGATGGGGTGGTGACAATCAGCCGCCGTTTACGTCATTTTAATAACGTTCAGCCTATTGAACGCCCTGCATTATTTATTACCCAGGGCAACCAACAAGAGGGACCAGTAAAGGGCTTAAATGCAAAAATAGAACTTGCTGCTGAGTTATATCTCTATATCCATGAAGCAGATAAGAATAAACCACCAGCATCGCAATTAAATGTGTTTATCGATTGTATACGTGCAGCGATTAAACCGGATTACCCTGAAATGTGTGAATACCAGACCTTAGGAGGATTGGTTGAGCATTGTTGGATTGATGGAACAATTGAAGTATATGAAGCGGTTGAGAATATGCTTGATGACCAGGCTATTGCAATTATTCCTGTCCGTATCCTCACAACCAATTAAACACAATTCATTCAATGACCGCCGTTTGGCGGTTTTGTCATTTTTGAGAGGTCAAAATAATGGCTCAGTATTTATTCGGTGCTGGCAAGATATTTGCCACACCTATTTGGCAGGTTTCAAGTCGTTTATCACAGCCTGGGTAAACTTTGATTGCTTCACCAATGGCCGGCATTTCCAAAAGTGGCAAAGTAAGCAGTAAGGCCCCGGACTCATGCAATCGAACAGTGCGTTTAATCCCCCGATTAACGCCTTGGGTAAACTCGACTACGCCTTGAGTAAACCAACCTTGTGGCTGATTTAAAGTGCATATAATGCGACTCGGTGTGCTGTTTGCTTCGATTGCTGTATTGACCACAAATGCTGAACTCAACAAGCCACACCCGCTATCAAATAGCGTATTTAAACAACTCGGTTGGTAAAGATTGCGTGGCATTTTGACATTCAGAATATCGGTATCTGAGGCGGCATTGACGTGGATCTGATTGCGGTCCATTTCTGGTTCAATCAGGCTACCTTCAAATAATGTGATTGCACCGGCACTGGTGTCTGTTGGAGTATTCATATCAATAAAGACTCGTTCCAGTTTGAACCGTGCCCCATCCAGTATACCGTTATGAAATGCCTGAACTATGGGTACATCACTAAACAGCGTATCGTCATTTACCATGATTGTGACCGATAAGCTGTCCACCTCAATACCAAGATTTTGGGTGATGCCTTCACGCTCTATGATGGGACCATCTGAACGATATAACTGTCCAGCTATAGTTAGATCAAAATCATAATTGGTATATCGATATACATCCCCCTGAATGGTTGTGATGGTATATAGATCAGCCATTAGAAATTGATCTGCATTTAACAGTGCAATAAGTTTTGCTGAGGCCTGTCTCATATCTTATTCCCCAAGGATCCAACAAACTCGACCTTGCTGGCCTTCCAAAGTTTTTTCATAAAATTCACATATTGCTGTTCGTCCTCCTTAAACCGGCAACGATAGTAATAAATGCCTTTGATATTGAGCATCTGGCCAACATCCAATGGAGTAGATAAAACCACCTTGCCATCGGCTGTAATTTGCGAAGAACTGTTATTCCATATCAATGTTTGATCGTTGGCATTCCACACCAATTGAGAACTATTGGAATTCCACATCAAAGTATTTGTTGGTTGTGATGTGGCTTTGGTGTTTCCGATTGGCAACTGTAAATTATGCATTTGCTTATACAGTTGAAATGTCGTGGTTACGCCATCACCCACAAAAGTACAATCAAACTCAAAATCATCCGGCATCTTGAACAGGAAAGAATCGAAGGCACCACGGCGAGCCAAAAAGAAACTTTCCAATATCTGGAACTCTTTTCTGTTCTTATTCTCCCTGAGGAAAGCATAAGACATAGAGATCTCATACTTTGGCACCGCCTGATAACTGGCCCGCAGCTCACGACCATTGACGGAGGTCATGATCTTGGTGTTAAAAGTAGGTGTCTTGGTCAGATCCCACTCTAAA